CTTTCGGCAAACAAGTTGCCCATCAACCCAGCGATCCCATACTCATTCAATCCCTTCTTTTGAAGGTAGTCATGAATTGTCAGTTCGTTCATCTCGCACCTCCTTACAGATCAGAAAGCGCGGCTTGCTTCTGCCCGACGATTTCACCGTTCATGCAATACTTGCCGATTTCGTCCTCATCGTCGATATCCTTGTAGATATCCACCATTTCCAAGCTCTCCCATCCAATGATGGTCTTGATCACAGAATCGGGCAGGTTTGCCTTGGCAAGTGAAGTCGTAAAGAAGTGCCGGAGACTATGCCAATACACAGGGATACCCAGAATATTGGAGAAGGTCTCCGCCCAGCTGTTCAGTGTAGAGATAGGCACCGTCTTCGTAGGATCGTCCCTGTCAGGGAACAGCCACTCACTTTCAATACCCAGATCTGCCCGCTTCGCCATCCACGCATCGAAGTAGGGCTTGAAAGGCTTTGCCAGCACATAGCAGGTAAGCATTTTTCCATTGACGCCCTTGCCCTTCGTTCTGACTTTCTCAGGCGTTTTGTAAAACGTGCCATAGATGATGTTCTCGTCGTCGAAGTACGACACTTTGAATCGCGTCAGCTCAGACTTGCGCCGTCCAGAATACCGCGCCAAAGCGAAGCAGCAGGCTTTCTCGTACTGCCCGCGCTCCATCAGATAGTCCAAGAGTTGATCGGCCTGTTCGTCGGTCAGCACCGTCTTCTCTCTGGTCGGCTCATTTACCGGGTTCTCGATCTTGCGGACGATTGACCGGAAGTTGGGAAGCTCGTCATCCAAGATTGCTTCGATGTAGTTGCTCAAAGATGACAACGTACTCTTCAGCCGGCGCACACGGGCGGGAGAGTTCTCGTTGTTCCGCAACAGCCAGTTTTGGTACGAGATGATGTCACGCTTGCTAATCTCCGGGAAATACTTATTGTCCGCATTTTGGAGTACCCACACGAAGAAAATATACAAATCGCTCGTATATGCCTTAACGGTGGAATCCGCCTTGCCGATACTCCGCAGGTATTCCAGAAAATCGTTCATCAGCCGAATGTTCTTCGGGTTGATCTGGGCGATCAATTCCGGGCTGGTGATCTTGTTTTGTCTCGTCTTCCGTCCCATAACTCTCACCTCCTTTTTCGTATGAAGAAAGAGCCGCACCTTTTTTAGGTACGGCTCTTAAAAAATGGTTAGCAAATAGCTGTTTTATTCTGTTATGTGTAGCGGGGCTTCTCTCCACCCTCTACCGCATACCTCATCCAGTCCAGTATGACAATACCCACAACGGATAGGACGAGCCACAGCAAAGTAAACTGCGGGCAGATTTGTCCCAGGATGTTCCCGGCCAAGTGCGAGTAATCCCACACGCCCAACCCAAGCCACACATTCAGAATGAGTCCGGCAACAAACTCTACCGCCGTAATCGCAACGGCACAGATGCACGCCTGTCCTACCAGCGGCGTTCCCCAGGGAAGCTCTGCTCCGAAGCGTTCCAGCGGTATAGCCAGAATGATAGCCAGCGCGAACATCGTCCAGCTAATCGTTTCTGGCCTACCCTGAGAACTCTTCCAAATGACTTCCCCAAAGAAGTACACTCCGCCAACCCAGAACCAAAGCAGGACAGAAAGCACCCACTTTCCAATCTGTCTTCGTTCCATATTTTAATCCTCTCTCAAATCTCCGACGACCGCTTTCAACCGGTTCTGTTCCCACAGCGTCTCTTCCTCTTTGACCTCAGCACCAAACTGTGCCAGTGCGTAAGCCTGAGCCTTAATAATCTCTGCTTGCCGAATACAGATATCGGTCAGCTCTGTGATCAGCTCAATGCTACTCATGCGTTACCGCCCAGTCTTTGCATGATTGCTCCCATCTGAGACTGAGCCACCGCCAACTTCTCAGCCAAAGCGGTTGCGTAAGGCTCGGGCAGATTCATACCATACTGCACAGCGGCAATCTCATCGCTCCCCGTCATGGTATTGACATACGCCTTGAGGGAGTTGTGATAGGCGGTCTGAGTGGTAATCAACGTCTGAGCGGCAATGTAGATCTGAGCAATCTCTGTAGCAGAGTACACCGTACAACTTCCATCGTCGGCCTGATAGGGGAACTCAGTACCACCCAGCTCAACCACGCGGAAAAGGTTGGAGATATTACTCTGATCCTCAATGCTCAGATTGAAATGAGCAGTCCCCTCGTTCAATTCCAGATCAACGCCGGCAACGATCGTCGCATTACAAGCGGCTGAAATTTCTCTCAGTTTTGCAGCTCTCATCACTTCCAAAGCACTGTCTTCTCCGATGATGTCAACGGCATCTTCGAGCGTAATCCACTTTTTTGCAACGGCTTTCAAAAGCCCGTCAGCAGAAATAGCAGGAGCAAGACCGCGCTTCCCGTTTTCATACATACCTTTCAGTTGTTCCTTCATAATTTAACCCTCCAACAGTGCATGGATCATTTCGTTGATTGCGGCCTGGTGTGTGAACATTTCATCCCCGCCGTCAATTTTTGAAACAACTACCGTTTCAGCACCTTCAATTTCATTGTGACCAATCAGGTTGTAGGCCACGCTGCGGAATGCCACACCGATAGCATCCTCTTCTCTGGACGGTACAAAACATCCGTTTTCCGCAATCTTGATAAACAAGATAGAATCTGTAATGCCCAGCTCCATGCCGTCATCTCTAATAATTCGATACATCAAAAGACCTCCTTTACTCCAACCAATTTTGCAATGTGTCGCAGATCGGCCAAGTCTGCATTATAAAAATCGTGGTTCCACAACCAGTAGTCTTCATGCTCTTTCTGCTTAAACGGCTGACAGGCAGGATCTCCCCACACTCTGTTCCAGCGCTCTTGGTGCTGCTTATCACGCTTTCCAAGAGTGTCCATAATGGCCTGAACCAATTTTCCGCGCACCAGTCCGTTCCCATCATCATTCTGAGAAAAATAGTCATAGGCACTTTGGCTGGTTGTAAAGCAAATTGCCTTACCTCGGAACACCAGAAGGTTGCCCATCACCTCAATCTCTGTACCATATGGAATATTGACTGCTCCGCCGATCCCTTCCAAACGAACCCGCTTCCTTGCGATATAGTGTTGATAATCCACGAAATTACCTCCAAAATAAAAGTACAGCGCCCGAAACAAATGTCTCAGACGCTGTTAAAATTCTTGTATTAACTTGTAGTTCGATATAACTATGCTACTGCTGATATTTTATTTTGTGTTTGTGGCCTATACTTGTTAAAAATAGCATAATGCAACCTTCGCAAGCGTAAAAGCCTCCCGTGGTCATCAAATCCACGGTAGTAAGCCGTTTGTGATTCCATGAACTGATCGACCTCAGCAAGTGTTTTCCTTCCCGACAAAAACTCCCGATGAAACATTTTGAGTTTTCTTCTTGCCCGTTTTACACCATCACGACAACCATTGATTTTAACTTTCCCTGTTTCGGTCAAAGTAAATCTCGCTTTGCAAAACTTGAACGGCTTCGTAAGCGGGATAATCTTGCACTTACGCTTATTTACAGGAATACCGATAGCCTCAAACCGCCGCACGATTTCTCTCGCAACCTTCTTTAGCTTTTCAATGTCTGGCATAATAATGTAATAGTCATCCATATAATGACCAGCACAGTGAATACCAAGCTGACATTTGATAAAATTATCAACATCGCTTGGTAAAGAAACCATTTCCTGTTGGCTTGGCTCAACCCCAAGAGGCATCCCACGGCCAGGTGTTTCACATGGAGAATGCTTCACGATGGTATCAGCAAATGAACATACCTGCCTATCCAACATAAAGCGTTTATGCCGATCAAAGATAAGATTATGATTACCATTTGGAAAGAACTTTTTCAGATCGAGAAGGAACACTCCTCCCTCTCTGCCATAACGCCGATAGTGCCAATGAAGTTGTTCTTCCACTCGGCGAAAATGCCAGTGAAGTCCTTTATCCTTCTGACTTGCCCCATTGTCATAGATCATGCTTGGAGAATATAGCGGAATTAAAATCTTGTTTGTCTCGACCTTATGAATCTGACGATCCTCAATATGTGGAGCATCAATCGGTCTGATTTTACCCCGCTCATGCAACATAAAATGTGCATACTTCTTTGGTTTCCACCTGCCCTCTAATACTTCCTTTCTTCTTCTGGCCGTACCAGAAAGTAGGTGTAGTTCAAAGTTTTGTGTACTTTGCTTCCAGCGAACACCATTACAGCATTTCTTGCCATAATAGAACATATCGTGGTAGTTGAACACATCTTCGAGTGTACCAACCGCCTCGCTCCGCTTTCTTCTATTTGCTTGTCGCCGCGCTTGGCGACGTCGATATCGCGCCTCCCGGCGCTCCTCACTTGTCATAAAAGTATTCGCCCTCCGCATAGTTATCTTGTTGGTGCGCGTCTAAACTACTTTGACCTGGCACATGAAACGAGGTAAGCGCAATGCCTCGCCATGCAAGCAGCGTCCGTGCAAGGTCGTCAAAGGGCAGTTTTAGGGATTTGCACCCAGGGAAGTATCTCTCCTTTTGCGAAGGTCGTCTTTCATCTTTCGACTACTCCATTTGACCTCGCATCACAAAATCCGGGCAACAACGCCAGAGAATAGTTGGCATTGTTATTGTTGGCGGAGCCATCCGTGTTCACATTACAGAAATTGTTGTTATTGTTGTAATTGGCCGAGCGCAGCCACCAGTAGACTAACAGTAGAGCGAAACACAAAACAACTCGTTTTCAGAAATACACCCAATATTTATTAACCCTTTTTAGCTTGACCCAATGATTTGATGCTACCTTTAATCAACTCATCTTCATGGTCGATCAGTTCTCCAAGACTAATCGCCATCTTATCCAGCTTTTCGGCAGCATCTTTGGGACTGACTGGCTTTCCTTTGGCTGTTGTGAAACAGCCTTCTGGATTTTGCATCATTACAGTATAACAATGCGTCAGTCTAACATCCAGCGCCTTGAGAGATGCCCTTGCCTCTAACAAATGCACTTTCCGCAAATCAATCCTCTGCTGATCTGACGGGAAAATGCTGTTTGCTTTTTCTGCATGATCGACAACCTCCCCCGCCAGCTTCGCCACAGGCTCGGCCAGCAATCTGGAATATCGTGCAGACATTCGTGTTAAGAAATTCAGCGTTTCTACATAAATCTGATTCGCCGTATTAACAAATTCAGCCTTACTTGTAGTACGTTTTGCTTTCAGCACCGACATAACTTCACCTCTCTTGGTGCATTTTATTTATACTTACGCCTCTCCCCTTTCACCTACATTGATTACTCCATGCTCCTTCTCTACATCCTCCAAATGTTTCAAAAGCACAAATTCAATATAGTTGGTAATAGAGCGATGTTCATTTGTTGCCAGCACTCCGATCTTGTCAAACACCTCGTCGGAGAGACGCAAGGTGAATACTCGCTTATTTGTCGCCATACTCAAACCTCCCATCTTATTGGCACATGATTATTGTATGGCTATTTTTAACCGTTGTATGCAGTCTAAAGACTGTCAAGTGATAGCAATTCATTTTTTGAAGCGTAAATATATCATCCTCTGCTTACAAAATCAGAAGGGTACATTTGAAAAATTCGCGTCGCCGGCTTACGCCGGCTGATATTATTTTTGTCCGTCACTTTTACTCTCTGCTTCTCTCGGAGAACCCGCCAACTTTCGTTGGCGGGATAAGATCCGAGATACACTGCGGTGGATTAGGCAGCAAAGCCGGGCAACAACGCCAGAGAA